TGTTCCCGAATCACCGGCACAAAACAAACCACGCCTAGATCCTAAAGTTCCAAGTTTGCACCAAGCAGAAAATGTAAACGCTGATGCGCCTGATCCAGACGTAGGAGTCCAACTTAAATACTGACTATCACCATCATTAAACATCAGACTCTGTGGAATACTATATGCATAGATCTTTCTAAGAACAGTAATTGTATAAGTTCTAGAATTCGTCTGATTCTCATCATCCGTTGCAGTGACTTCAAAGTTATAATCTGTATTTGCAGATCCACCTGCTGGAGTTGTACCACTTAAAACACCAGTTGAACTATTAATAGAAACAAAGTTTGGAGATGCAGGAGTAGAAATAGAGTATGCAAGTGTACCAGAGTCTGGTTCTGCAGCAACAATTGTTAAACCAGAAATTGCAGTTGATCCTGCCAAATCTCCCAGATCTGCCGCAGTTGTAAATGCTGGGATACCATTAAAAGAAATGCCATTGGTTAGAGTTGCAGTCAATCCATTTGTATTTGTAACAGTTAAATTATAATCTCCTGCTGCTTTTGCAGGAGTTGTGATGGTAATCTGCGTTGAAGAATCAACCGTCACAGTTGATGCAGATGTTCCTGCAATATCAACAGTTGCACCAGATTGAAAATTAAGTCCATTAATAATGAATGTTTCGCCACCTGCGGGATTTAATCCTGTCTGAGAATTAGGATAGGTTACCGATGTAATTGTTGGGGGTGTATCGATTGCTTGCCACTGTCCACCAGAATACTGTTCCAGTCTTGCAAAGTCTGTATTATATCTTAGGTGTCCATTCTCTGGACTTGCAGGACGGTCTGCAGTTCCACCAACAGGTAATTTGATAAAGTCACCAGAGAACTCGATATCGTCAGCAAGATTACGACTGATAATTGCATCATTACCTATTGCACTTGATTTAATTCTGGTTAATGGCATCTAGTTAATCCTTGTTTTTCAACATCTTTTGGAGTTCTGCAGTGGAACCGACAAATAGTGCATTCGTCACATTCTTAGGCCCAGTGTTTGGAACTTCTTTTAGTTTCTTCATTTTCTCTTGCAGATCACCCAGTTTCTCTGTGACATCTGCAACTTGTTTAATTAGGTTACCCGCAACCTCATAGGTTCTTGGGTGTTCTGATTCTCTTGCCAGTTCAAGGATACCATCAATTGCATCCTGTCCTCTTTCTATCAGATTATAAAAGTTTTCTCTCTGATATTTATAATCACTGTCAACATCGTCATTAGTTGTTTCCACAACTACAGGCGGTTTGGGGGGAGTGACATCTTTTACTGTCTCCTCCACCACATCTGTTATTCCTAGCACCTGATCAATCTCAAAGTCTTTCACTGTTTACTCTGGTTCATCCGGCCAAACGACATCATCTAGACCAGTGTATGTTTCTGTGATGTCACGCAGTGCCTGACGGTAGTCTAACTGTGCTTGTGTCGCTGTACGATCCGGCATTACCCACCAGTCTGTGCTTGCGAGACGTTGGTTGCGTTCGTCACGCAGTTGCCACATCTTTTCTTCTGCTGTTGGCTCAGGCCAAACGTACTGACCATCAACAATAATCATTCCACCATAGACTTCATCGGATACTTCAACACATCCGTCCACTGGTTTTGAGTGTACAGTGACAACCACGTTATCTTGTATATCTGCGTATCTCATTATGCTATCTTCCAAATGTTAAGGCACGATTGTTGCCATGACTGACCGCTGTTTGGGCGCAATCCCAGTGTCCCTGCGTTTCCCGCATACACCTGAAAATATAGATCAATAGGGGAGGCATCAGACATTTGTCCTGAAACATATGCTAAAGTGCCGCCGTTATACGTTGCCGATGCATAACCACAACCCCCTGTCATTAACGTAGAAGTCCCTGCGGTATTTACTAGCCTTGCTCCTGCCCTGTTACATTCATATACTTGACAATACCCAATAACAAAGTACGTCCCTGCGGGCAATGTTATTGCGGGCGCACTAAATGTTGCCCCAATCGTGTCAGAGACTTCTGTGTTTAATCCAACATTGTTCCATCCTGCGGAAGCACTATCTCCATCAACAGAGGCTCCAAAGTTCCGAACATACTGAGCAAACTCATTGGTGACTGGGATACCTGTGATTGTCTTAGATGACAAATCAAGCGTACTATTCAATTTACCTGCAGTTACCGCAGAGTCTGCTAATTTTGCAGTTGTGATGCTTCCATCTGCAGGATCAACTCCAGTCAAAGAGGATCCATCGATTGCAGGTAATGCACCAGTTAATTTGGATGCACTTACTCCTGATGCAATTTTTGCATCAGTAACTGCACCATCTGCAACATCTGCAACAACAATTGCACCGTCAGAAATGGAACGAGAATTAATTTTACGAATTGGCATTGTTCGTTTCCTATATTATTCTTCTATTTATGCGTCATCGGTATCTGTACCAGACACTGGATCAAAATTCTTTGCATCCTCAAAGAACGCAACATCTTCATTAAATCCAAAATCGTCATCTGCATCTGCAGACGTTGGGTTTGGTGTCACTGTGTATCTCTGTTCTCTCTTAGGAGTTACTGCTGCTTGATCCGTATATTGATCAACCTGAACTGTTTTAATAACAGACTGTGAAGTCACAGGGCCATAGAGATAAAACTTTGCAGTGAATGCTAATGTGTAGATAATCGCACGTCTCTCTGTAAAGTCACCTTCATAATTATCTTCATAACTGATACTATTGAGTACGATTGGTACATCACGATTGATTTCCATATCCGGCATATCATTCAGTGTCACTGTATAATCTGGTTGGAAATAAGGAAGAATCTGTTCGACAATCTGCAATGCATCATCCGATTTCTTACCCATCACAAATAGATCAAAATCGATATTGTAAGGAACAGGCATGTATTGTGTGTCCAACTTATCATTATCTGTTGAACGTACATTCTTCATCTTCTGTACACGATTCAATTTACGGGTTGCATCGTATGAAAGGTTGGACATCTCAAACCCAATACGAGGAAGTGTCAGTGCTACCTTCTTATTGATATTTGGATCTTCACTGAGACGAGATAAGAACTTTTGTTTCGGCCCGAATGCAAGGGGAACCTTCATTGACTGCGTAACATTACCAGAACTATCTTTTCTTACAATAGAAATGTTATTAAACATTGTACCAAATGATACAACGACTTTACGAATTACCTCGTGATAAAAATGTGAACCTACCATTACCTAATTCCTATTTCTCCAAATGGGTTACTTTCATCAAAGTTGAGAATGTCATCATCTAACGTTTCAAAGATATCGTTCTGTGCTTTCTCATCAATGCTATCTACTACATACTCTTCATTAATCATATAGTATGTATTGTTATTATCATCCTCAAGTAATATATATCCAGTATCATCTTCAAGGATAAACTGCCACTGCAGTGCATCCAAAGAGTTATCTCTTTCGATGTTATCAATTTCTTGTATACCTGTATCCATAGACTCTGATGCATACTCAAAGGTACGACATCTCAGTTTGTATACTGGCAGATCTTGTATTTGATAGAAGGGTTCATCGTGATCCACAAAAGAAATCTCAAAGAGTTTCTTTGCACGAGGGAAGTAAATCAAGTCACCCTCATTAGGACGAGATGATACAATGAGGTTTTGATCTAAACCAATGAACTGTTCCCAACGTCTACGAGACACAACAAAGGTTGCCTCATCACGCATCTCCAGTCCAAACTTGGACATGATCTCTTTCTCACCATCGTATCCCTCTACTTGTTCAAAGTACATCTCTAAGAGATATGCATCATTGAACGCAGAGATATCGTCTTCACCAAATACTAAGTTTTCCTTGACAAGAGTACGAGGAATGTAGTATACATCCTGTCCAAACGCCCGCAACTGTTCTATGACTAGATCTTCATAGAGTCTTTGTTCTGGACGTGTTCCCGTGTCAAAGTAAACATTGGTCGGCATATCTTACCCTATCATATGCATTGGAGGTAACTCAAATGCCAATTGAATTTGTTCTTCTAATCTTTGAAGTTCTTCATTCGCTTGTGTATAGATCTCTACACCGTTGAGTTCAACACCACCCAACATCTGAACACCATTGAACTTCTGTAGGTTTGCACCCCATTGACGTTTGATCAATTGTGTTGCATATTTCTTGAGAAACATGTCATCCCACACATTGATAAACGTTTCTGGATCGACTTTACGAAATGCTTCGATGATAATGTAATCACCTTCTTGAACATCAGTCTGCCAGTCCATATCTAAATACAAACGGTTCATGTGTTGGTTGAATCTGAGTGGAGTCTCACCCACTAGGATGTGATCTAAGAAGTCAATGTGTTGCATTGTCATCTGATAATGTAGTATACTAGTAGAAGAGAAGTCATATAGATCGTTCAGACGCAACTGATAACGCACATCAAATAGATTGATCTTTGCTTTGTCAGTAAATGGGAAAACTTGCACTACACTCAGTACTGCGTCTGGAACTGGAATATAGTTCTTTCCTAATTTCCATGCAGCAGTACTTGTGCCATCTACGTCTGTGACAGTCGCAAGAGTCTCATCTGATCTCGCACGAGTAATATCGTCTGCAGTGATCTGATACTTCATGTATACTCTTTCAATACCATCATAGTGATATTGTGCGAAATACTGAAGTGCCTCGTCAATACGATCTTCAACCTGATCGGGATCTACGTTGATCTCGATGACAGGTTTACCTAATGCCCTAAGACAATACTCTTTAAATGTTGTTCTTGAACTTGGTGTTGCCATATCTTATCCTAATGCTACTGCAACTGCAATTGCAAAACCCTCAGACGCACCACCTGCACCCGCTGCATTCGCAACTTCAACAATTGTACCGTCCGACTTTCGTGTGTATATCTTTTGATCGGCAGAGTTAATTGCAATCTCGCCGATCTCCAGATCACTAGCCGTAGGTGCAGAGGCAGCAGTCTCTGAACGTTTTGGTTTAATTACAGTAGTCATAATTTTCCTCTAGACTACTTAGTATGTACCGCCATCAACCTCTGTTACGGTAACAACTCCTGAAGTTACTGTGAAGTTGTCAGAACTGAATGATGCAACACCTTTAACAGAAGTTGTTGCAAGTACACCAGCAAGAACACCTGTCCCACTTGTATATGATAAACCAGTTCCTGCAGTTACAGAAATTGCCGAACGTGAACGAGTATCTGTGTAGTATAGGTTTGTAGAACCTTCACCAATATCGTCAGTGTCGAGTGTTAATGTGCCACCTAATGACAAACTGTTACTGTTAATTGTAACAGAAGAGTTAGACAGTTTTGCATTTGCAATTGAACCTGCAAGCATCGCATTGGTAATACCAAGTGCCTTGACTTGCAACGCATCAGATGAAACCTCAATAGAGGAATCGTCTACTGCAACATTCAATTGGTTACCAGTCTTAGTCAGTGCATCCCCTGCAGAGATTTGTCCTGCACCAGAGAACTGAGCAAATGTAATGTTGGTAGTACCAAATGTTGGTGTACCATTATGAGTTGCAACGTAACCATTGTCTGCGTTGTTAGTACCCTCTTCTACAAAGAAGAATGTTCCACCAGTGAGTTCAGATGCAGAGTCTGCGTCTGGAGCACGAGTCAATACGAATGCGGTTGAACCATCACCAACTGTTGTTACAGAGTAAATACCGTTCTGTGTTGCAGTTGATTGATCCTTGACAAGTACACGATCACTTTGTGATACTGAAACTCCATCAAGAGACAATGCACCGTTTGCAGTTGCAGTCAGTGTACCAGCACCATTATTATATGTTGCAGAAAGGTTTGCAGTGGTTGCAGCACGAACTGATTCTTTAACATCTAATCCATTTGCAACAGAATCAACGTATGCCTTAGTTGCAGCATCTTGTGCGCTTGAAGGATCAGTGACGTTTGTGATTCTTGAACTATTGACATCAACAGTACCTGTACCATTTGGATCAAGTACAATGTCACCATTTGCATCTGTAGATGAAATTGTGTTACCATCCAATGTAAGGTTGTCCACATCTACAGAAGTCAGTCCGTTCAAGTCTGTCTGAGTTCCACCAAGCGAAACTGTGTCAGAACCGATTGTTACAGAACTGTTTACAAGTTTTGCATTTGTGATTGAACCTGCTAACTGTGCGTTAGTAATAGTTCCTGTCAACTGTGTGGTTGCAATAGAAAGTGCAGCCTGGTGTTGTGTTACAGAACTTTGTGTAATATTTGCGTCTGGCACATTTGCCCAAGTAACAGCACTAGACAAGTCGTTTGTTTCAGCAGTCAAGTATGACTGTAAATCACTAATCTGTGATTCAGTGATAGACAATGCTGCCTGATGTTGTGTAACTGCACCTTGAGAAATGTCACTATTCTGAATAGTTGAGTCTACCCAAGCTGTTCCATTATATCTAATGAAATCGCCCGAACCGGCAGAAGTAATAGTAACATCAGAAAGATCACCGATACTCTCACCAGTAATATTTTCGATATAAGAACCAAGGTCTGAAATGTCAGCTTCAACAATAGTAATTGTATTGTTTGCAGTATTAATTGTTTTATTTGTAAGTGTCTGTGTTCCAGTGAGTGTTGCAACTGTAGAGTCAATTGCAATTGAAATCTGATCGTCTGATACCGTTGTATCAATACCAGTTCCACCAGCGAATGTCAGTGTACCACCCGTATTGAACGTATCATTAGATCCACTATCTGCCGCAAGTGTGAACGATGTTGACAAACTATCAAAAGAAAGATTACCTGAA